CATAGATGTATACAGTTGCAAGCTGCTGAACAGTCTGGAATACTGCATTGATGTTGTCAGCTACCTGTGAACCGTTACCTGTGATGGTGAAGAAGTCAAGCTTTGGACCCTGAGGCTGTACAGTTACTGCCGAATCGATTGCTGAAGTGTTGCCTTCGTTAGTGTACGCACCGGCGTCTAAGTTTAGAACTTGCTGGAAGTCACCATTAACTCTTGTAAATTGTGCCATTGTATTATTTCCTTATAAAAGTGAGCCGAAGCTCATACTAGTATTTATTCCAGAAATAAAAAAACTCGGTTTTGGGTTACTTTTTCTTGCCAAAATGAGCAGCACTAAAGCCGCCGCGATTGACTAGCTTGACTAGTCCTTTAGGAGTATTGAAGACAAATCCTTCACCCTTAATAGCAATGATGCTAGGAGTTTCAAGATAACTCTGCGTACCATCAATTTGATAGCCACCTCGATATCTAGCGATGACATCACCTAGGCTCCAACCTACCAGATTCTTTGCGTGATACGAAATTGCTTCGTCCACAACGACCTCAACGTTGCGTGTCTACCATTCCACCACCTGGGCATTATAATACTCATCTACCCACCGCCTAACCATAATATGGTTTAGACACAATCTTTCTTTATATGAAGGAAGTTTTATAGTAAAAGCGTCATCCGTTAGTTTATAAGAAAAGTTTATAGAAGGGATATGAACTCCCGAAGAACACAAATCTTCATAGAATACGGTAGCGTTATCATAATCACTGGCGATTCTATTCCAGTATTGAACTTTAGTAGAGCAATGGTCAAGATAATTAAATACCTGTTTCTTTGTGAACACGGTAGGTTCAACGCTGTTTAATATTTTAGATTTTCTATCAAACTCATCTTTGGATTCGATATTCCAAAATCTATCAATGTCAGGTAAATGTTGATTTACCCAGCTAGTGCATAAATGACTTAGAAATTGTTCTGCCTTGTCTTTTCTAGTACAACGAATCAAAATCAAATGATCATTGTATACCGCCATTCGTTCCAATAAAGGAAATCTGTGGGTAAAAAATACATATTTTTTAGGATTAGCAACATTGAATGCATCTTCTATTAACTCAGGTGTATCTACATCAAAATATTCTCTATTTAGATGAGACGCAACTTTTTTAAAGAAGTTGGTACTACTTGTTCTTGCTTCGCCAAAGATCCAAACTATACTCATATGAGTATTTATACCTGTGCGAAAAAACTCGGTTTTGGGTTACTTTTTCTTGCCAAAATGAGCAGCACTAAAGCCGCCGCGATTGACTAGCTTGACTAGTCCTTTAGGAGTATTGAAGACAAATCCTTCGCCGCCCGGTCTATCATTGATTGATTGTTCTAGTCCTTTAACCTGCTGTTCAAGTTGATCGGAAAGACTATTTTTAAGTTCAGCGATAGCGAAGTACAATTCAATAAGATTATCTAATGCTTCCTTGTTTTGGAAAAGATAACCGTCGTTCTCGCCTACTAGGAATCGATATTGCTTACCACTGACATTGTTTTGTAGCCATTGTTCTAGTGGTAAGTTAGTTTGTCTAGTTGCAGTATGTCCTAAGTATTTCATCAGAGCGTTTCTTGCAACACCATCCATGCCATTCAAGAAGTCATCTAGTTTACCATTCTTAGCTAGTGCTTGATTGACATTCGAAACTTCATTTTTGGGAGCTTCTAGTGCAAAATCAATGCCCATATTCGGAGTAAGAATAGCAACCTGACTATTACTCTTTAGCCCCTTGCCGTTCCATGGCACAGGAGGAGAACTAATATCAGCAAAATATTGGTGAACTGCGACACCGCCGCTAGTTCCAGCAATCATATTACCTAGCTCACTCGTTGCTGGAACTGCATAAGTTACAGTATTGGGCTTGAATACGAACTTGCCGTTAACAGGTTTTAGTTGTTCGCCCCACATCAAGTCTCCCCAAAAGAAACCCTTGTTGCCGCCTACGGCGTCTTTTAATCCATTCCAAATAGAGTTGAGTCTACCGTATAAATCTGGACGACTCTTGCCTCTACTAGCATCATACTCTTGCCAAAACTTAGGACTTGTGCCTAAATACTCAGTTCCCTTGTCAAACATATACTTGTCTGATACAGTGAATTGTCCCTTGTCATTATATCCAAAGATAAGAGCTGGGAAGCCGTCCCACTTAATTGTAAGTGTTTCTGGGTTGTCAATTACATGATACATAGAATCAACTGCATCACGAGCAGAGGATACCCCGCTGAGTACTGAATCCTCAGGATGAGGAGTTCTAGCATCTGCTTCAAGCAATAGTGATTCGTTTAGTAGTTCAACTATTCTCATTTTACAATATCCAGCAATGTTCTGAACCAATCAGTTGTGCCTACACTTTCACTAAGTTTAATGTCAGTAGGAACACCGATGTCACGTACTGTAGGATTTTCAGAGAAGTCTTTTAACACAGACTTGATTAGTTCCGGAGAATAATTCTTATCCATTGCTTTTCTCAATGACTCATAAGAATACAAGTCATCTGCATTATTAAGTTTCAACATTTTAGCGATTTCATCAGGGTTCTTATATGGACCATCGATGATCTTGTTATTATTCTTTTTAGTGTAACCATCACCCTTCTTGTTAGGTTCGGGGGTTCGCAATACTTTAACAAGACCGTCGGTAGGACTCCACATATATCGTTCTGATTGCATAGCTCTACCATCAGGAATCCTTTGTTCTGAGTCTTTACGATTCAAATGTGCAGTGATTGACGCTAATAAGAGGTTTCTAAACACACCCTTGTACTTGCTGTCCTTCTCCTGAGGAGCATGGTAGTAAGTTTTGAGCCAACCCGGATCTCCTGGCATAAAATCTACCTGGACATAACCGGTTCTTGGCTTACCTTGTACTTGCTTGTTTGGATCATAATCAGCAATCTTAACTTTGGTCATGATTACTGAACTTTTAGCAAGGTCAAGTACTTCTGGAATAGACTTTAACTTTTCTACAAACGCAGGAAGGTCTTCATTGCTGATATCTAATGCGACATCGATATCACCAGAAAATTCTTTCTTACCTACGCTACCAAGCGTATTATTTTTGAGGTCAATGCCTAAAATCTTTTCTAGACTATCCAACGTGGGTTCAATCTCATCGATATGGATTGCACCAACACCGGGCATTGCCCCACCTTCAGTTAAGATGCTCATCTTCTGCGTCTTGACTCTGTTGTAGTGGTGGCCGGAGCAGCATTTGCTTCGGGTTTTTTAAATGCTGCTGCGCCGAAATCCCCGCTAGCGGGTTTTTCTTCTCCGCCTTCCTGATCAAGCTTGTCAGTTTCATCTTTGATACCGGCGGGCATAGTTGGTGAGGATTTTGAAAGAGCGAAAGCAGTTTTTGCTAGTGTTTTAATTGCACTCTTATATCCCGAAGGGTAGGAATCTTCAATAGCTTGGATCATAGGAAGGACTGTAGCTTCACTAGCTTTCCAATTTACACCATTCATATATTGATTAAACCAAGCTAGCATATACTGACCAACAGTTTGCGGTCCACCGCTTGACTGCGATTGTTGTTGCGCTGCTGGAACTGTAGGCGTAGCTAAAGTAGCATTAGGCGGAGTGTTGAGATTTTGTGCGGTAGGAGTTGAACCCGCTCTACCAACTGTTGCAGTAGTTCCGGCTTGGGCACCGCCGAAGCTAGGACCTCCCGTCGTAACTTCCATAATGCTTTCGAATAATTGGTTTAGTTTAACGTAGCGAGTTTCAGCAATATAGTAGTTCTTACCCTCTTTCAGTACAGAAAGACCTAAGTCTTTCCAAGTAAGTCCTACCGCTTCCACTAACTTGTTAGCGAAATAGATTCTCCAAGCTTCTGACATAGTTTTACCTGAACGAAGATTATTAACTGCTTGATTGGCAAAACTAGGATCAGTTCCTGCTCGTTTAATAATACCTTCCACGCCTTTAACCGCGTTATTCCATTCAGGAGTCCCTTGACGGTCAGCCATTGAATTAACTAATTCCTTAGTCAACGTAATTTTTTGGTTCTTGTCAGTAGCTTGATTAATTGCTTGTGCAGCCTGCTTAACGTAGTTATTGATATTCTGCGTTGTTTGCTGCTGTGACTTATTAGCTGCAACTGCGGGTGCTGTAGCACTTGTCTTGGCTGCGGGTGCTCCGGGAGTAGTTGGAGCTGCCGAAGGTGTTCCTGAAACTGCAGGTGTTACTGAAGCAGTTGGAGCTGTGGGAGTAGGTTTAGCTCCTGGTTCTCCTGGTTCGGGCTTGACATCAGCAGGATTCTTTTCAACCGCTGTGGGTGCAAGAGTTCCTCTTGCCTTAGGATCTACAAGTCGACCTTTAACTGCATTATCTAAGGAAGTATATGCATCATCGTAGAAGTCTTTCAGGAACATGTCCTGAATCATTTGCTGCTTGAAGCCTTTACCAGTGAATCCGCTCTTGACTGCGGCCGAACCTACATCCCCGATAAAGCTGCTTAAGCTAATTTCGGCAAGTCTTTGTTCTTCTATTTTCTTGAATTCACTTATTTTCATGTTTCTTCCTTAAGGACTTTGCAAATCTTGCTTGATCTTTACCTTTAATTGCGCTCAATAATTTCTTCTCAAGCAGTTCTGCCTTATCGGAAGGATAGTGCTTTTGCATCAACTCAATCAAATTGATGGCACTAGTAATAATGTTAGACGCACGGTTTTCAATGATATTATTAATATCACGGGTGTCCCCAAACGACTGAAGTTCTTCTAAGAGGCTACGAGTCTTTTTTTGCATAATAATGTAAAGATCCTACTGAATGTATTTATTCTTAAGTCTGAAAATCATTTCTTAAGTGAGTTCAATAGTGACTTTAATTTAGCGGATTGTGCGTCCCCTACACCCTTAGTTTCTCTTTGATCAATTGTATTATGCACTGCTTCATTAGTAGAACCTACTTGACTCGTAGTTTTGATCTGACTTAGTATCTGATTAGGAGTAGGCTGTTGCTGTCTACCCTCTTCTGGATCGTCATCAGTAATACGCATAGTCTCGATATTATATTCAAGGTCAATCTTCTGCCCTACACCAGTAGAACTACGAGACTTCATACACTGAATCTGATACTTGCCTCGTTCACGCATAGAACGTGACGTAAAAATACCGAACACATAGTCAGCAGTGTTAATCTTAGAAATACCACCTGCAATATGAGAGTGATCGAATTCGATTTCTTCAACAGCCGAACGATTTAACTGTGATGCAGTAATCAATAGAACGCCTAGTTCTTTTGCCAAGTTGCGAAGTTCTTCTGATACATACTTGTCCTTGATGAACTGGTCGTTTGGATTAACTTTGACAGACACAGGCATAACCAAATCAAGATAGTCAATCATTACAAAATCAACCTTGATACCAGTCTGAATCTGCACCTCTTTGATATAAGAACGAATAGCGTTGACGTTACTTTGTGCTGGAAGTGCTTTGACCCGATACTTACCAAACTTCTTACCGGCCATCTTGACTCGCAATTCAGTATCATCCAAGTTCTTACGAATGTCTCTTGTACTCATGTTTGTGAGCATAGCATCTGTACGAAGCGAAGTCAATTCTTCTGAAAGTTCAAGAGTGATGTAGACACCACTAAGTCCCTGACTAAGCCAGTTAAGTGCAATGTTCATCATGACAAGTGACTTACCAGAACCAGAGCCACCTGCAAAGATGTTGAGTTCTCCGCGACTCATCCCACCATACATAACTCTGTCAAGCTGGGGCCAGCCAGTAGAT